TGTCCGACGAGCAGTAGTAATGTCTACGATAGGAGTCGAGTTGGTGTAATCCGACCACTGGGTCACTTCTGGGGCGGTATCGTTGTCAGCATTAGCAACACCAGTGTATTCAGTTCCCCAAACACCCGTCTTGAAGAATGTGTCAGCAAAAGCCTGCTCACGGTGAATCTTCAACTGGTTTACTACATCAAAAGCCTGCTGTGCGCGGATTTCCAACATAGTATCTTCATTGGCAATGTCTTGCTCCGAGAAGTCAGCACCAAGGCCATAGACTTCAGCAAAGTAAGCATCTGTCGAAAGCGACAAACCAATACGCTCTACTTCAGTACGTGGGGCCAATTTCTTGACGTTACCAGCACGGTTAGAGTCGTCTTTGTTGTAGACGTAGTATTTGTCGGATTGCTTAGAAACCGATACCATTGGAAACACTTGGTCTGCAATGAAGTTCGAAGGCTCTTGGTTAAAAGCAATCGTAAGGTTGGTCAATGGCTGATCGATGTGAACAGCACTAGGGGTCAAAAGAGGCATATTAATTATTCCTTAAATTAGCTTAGGCTGCTACGTTGCCGCCAGTGATAAATTCCATCTCAATGACTTGACCGACTACACCGCTTTCACGAGCATAACCAAGTACAACATCACCAGTAGCAGCCAACAGTGCAGTACCGTCAGTGTTTGCTTGCAGTTGATCGCCAGCAGTGACAGTACCACCGCATTTAATCATAACCGAACCGGATACGCATACAGTAGCAGCGCGACCAGCAGCAGCAGGGTTGTTCAACAACACACCAATGGCATTACCACCAGCGGAAGCAGTTACATCAACTTGACCATCAGCGGCCAGAGTTACGAACTTAAATTGTGCTGCGGAAAGATCACCACCAGCTTCGAAAGTGCGGTTATCCCGCGATTGCATTACAGCCATTTAATTATTCCTTGTCTTTGTAGGTTTTGGTAATAAGGGCTTTACCTTCGGCTGTCTTAACAACTTCAGCATACGCCTTGTGGTAACTTACGCTATGTTCCTTTTGGTATTCTTTTACCATCAGGTCAACTTTGTCTTTAGGGGATGCAAACTCACCATCAGCACCAGACTTACCCATTTCTGTCATCTTGTCCTCGAAGGCTTTGTCAGCAGCTTCAAGTGCAGCCATAAGGGCTTCAGCATCAGAGGCTTTAGCTACAGCAGCCAAAAGACCTTTTGCTACAGCAAGATCAAAGTGAGGCAGTTTTTCTTCTGCGCTCTTGGTCAATACTGCATCAGCCTTAGCTACTTCAGCTTCCTCAAGGGCTTTGAGGATAGGCATGGGGATGGTTGACTTAGCAATCTTCTCCCCACCGTATTCTACAAACTCCTCAGGGGCTGCTTTAGTGATAGCATCAGCTTCAATCTTGTAGCCACCATCAATAAGACCCTTACGCAGGCGCTCATTCTCAGCTTTGAGTTTAGCTACATCAGCAGCCATACCTTCAGCTTCATCGAAGGACTTCATAAGTGCAGCCATTGCAGTCTTACGATCACAGCCTTTTGCGCTCATGTATTCTTTAATTTTGGTATCCATTGCTGGGTCCATCTTTTCTAGTTCTTCTGGCATGTTATCTCCACTGGGATTATGCGATTTAAAAATAGGGGCTTTAGCCATCTGGTTGGCCCCACGAGGAACCAAACTCAATTCGTTGATTTCCAAACTAACAAGCTCAGTAGCCATTGAACTCTCCTTTTTGTGCGTAGCCCCCTATGGAAAACTCCGCATATTCACCAGACTTGACTTTTTCCCAAAGAGCGTCATCAGTTACGTGGAAACCCGAAATAACACCCTCCTTGTCAGACTGGATTCCTAATGCTTCACAAATCTCTTTGCTCATGGGGAAGGAGTGGACAATCTGCCCTACCTGCTCTCCTGAGTGATTAAGTTTTCCAACTCGTACACCCTTCATGAACTTGTTAAAGGCTTTGTGTAGCGTATCTGTTCTAATTACGTCACCTTGAAGATCAACTACATGCTCACCTTTGTAGGTAGTAACGCTTGCCCATCCGTAGATGATTCTCTGTTCCTCATCAATCTTAAGGATTTTAACTGTGTCCTTACTGACCAAGCTCTTTTCCAAGATAGCCTCAATGACAGCTTGAATGGCATACTCTAGGACTTCCATACGGAACTCTGTATCGTCAGGAGAGCCTTCTACAGCGTCATCTTCAGTTTCAGCACCATAGTATGCCAAATAAGCCTCATGGCTCTCAGCGGGCATAAATACGGCCTGTCCTTCGTAGGTAGACACATGAGTGACACCATCTAGGCCCATGTCCATACTACGAGCCTTAGCTTCAGGTTCTGTAGTGAAGATGTCCGTAGAGTACCGAGCCTTGAGTAGTTTAATATTCATTGTCTCATCACCTTAGCTAAGTACCCATTGAAACTAGCAAACACCACAGCATTGTTGGAATCAGCTTCGGCTCTAACGCGTATATCAGCGTTTCTAGGAATAATTACTGCTGGGTCCAGATTTAAGTTAAAGTTACTACCAGAAGAATTAGCTGTAGCAGCCGCCTTCTGAGTAAAAACCCTACCAGCCAGTCTTACTTCTAGGTAAAAGTCGGCAGCAGAGGCTTGTTTACCAGAGACACCACCAAAACCACTAGTTAGAATATAATAGTCTTCATCGCTAAAGGTGGTTGCAGCCTTAAAGGACTCTTGAAAGCCTAACGGTATATCGTTGTGTATCTTTGTCAGGTCTGTAGGAATTCCACCAACAATAGCTGTGTTTTCATACACTACCACACGACCTTGAAGTAAGCTGCCATTGTTATTGATAGTGACAGAAACTCTAGCCAAAGGAATAGGCAAAGCTACTCTTGTTTGACCATTAAGGTTTATTAGCTGTTTTACAAAGGTGAACTTTTGGTCAAACCCTGTGCCAGCTACCGTATGCCCCTCAATATAGATTTCTTCATTGTCTAATGCAGAACTAGAGGATATACTGTCGATAATATTACTTGATACATAGACTTCACTACCAGCGTTAACAGTCCATACAGTAGCAAGAGTACCAGCAATCAAAGGGGCAGACTTACCAAACTTAATGAGTGACTTAGCTTTAGCATCTATAGACACCATGTCACCATACTGTTGGTAAATCTCCCTTTCAGCTTGGACTAACCTAGCGTCAGGTACTTCGTAGTTTCTGCGTTGCCAAGTCATTTACCCACCACATTAGTTTGTGTAGCGCTCTGTGATGTAGTCTGACCACCGGGTACTTTATCGTCATCGTAATAGTCGGCTCTAGCGGTTGCCATCCTACGTTCAGACTCTAGGTCAGCTTCATATTGCTCCCGATCCAGCAAAGGCAACTCAGCGTTAGCCAAGAGGGCATCTACAATATCAGGTTGAGAAGCTAGGTTAATATCAGCACCATTAAGGTTACGAAGGTAAGAACCCAATTCCTTAAGATCATGTGGTGCAACATCACCAGAGACAATCTTAGGCATCAACTTAGGGTCTAAGCCATTAAGCGCCCAAAGGGGTTCTACAAGCTGCTTATTAAGAACGTCTACGATAGTTTGAATGTAGGCTTCCAAAGCACGTAGGAACAAATCTGTTTTACTCTTTGAAAGGGCGTAGGAACCTGTAGAGCTACTTCCCAACATAAGAAACTCAGATAGAACACTTCTGGCAATGTCATGTTGGTATCTCCGTACAATAGGGTCAATGTCAATGTTACGGCTACCAGAGGAACTCATAAGCTCTACATCTACAAGGCGTACACCACTAGGCGCACCATCCTTATCTGGGTAGTTATCGCTAGGGAGTACAATATAGCCTTGCTCGTTGAACTTAACATCCCGAAGGATTTGCTGTACACTACCCAAGAACTGCTTTTGGTCTAGACTAGCGTCAGCAGAGAGGTATTCCGAAGGTACTCGTGCTACAGGGATACCAGCAAGTTCACGTTCTACAGCAATAGCCTCAATAGCCTGTAGTGAGTTAAGGTACTCGTAGCTAGTGTAAGCATTACGAAGGATAGAACGTCCAGAAGGGTCATTGTTGATTACTGTAGTTCTGTAGTACAAAGCCTTGGTTGTAGGAATGTAACCTGTGTTGTCAGAGCCTGCTAGAGTGGTGTTCTGGTATAGACCCAAGACACTACCAGTAATAGGGTCAACATCGAACCTAGAGACCGTCCAAGGCGCACGAGAGGCCAGCTTACGGACACCAATACGACCATCAGGGTACTTAGTCTTTTTCTTAGGATTCAAGGTAGAGGTTAAAGACCTACGCTTGTATACTACCTCAAAGAAAGAGAACCCAAAACTAAGGAAAGAAAGAGCCTCAGAGATGTGGTCATCAAGAGTGTGTTCCATATCTTCGAGTACAGATTCAATGAAGTCAGCTTCTTTAATGGCAGCATCACTATCGTCAGCAGGAGTAACCTTAAGGTCTACATCCCGTAGGATTTGCTCTACGGCATAAAGAACAGCACCAATAGTAGCATCATTATCACGCATCTCCATGTACTTGCGGATAGCCTTACGGCCACGAAGCTCAGGAAGGAACTCATCTGCACGGATTTGGCCATTGTGGGTATTAGAGCCGGATACACCAAGGATGGTCTTAGCTTTACCTTCTGAGAGGGTCTTATCAACCATTATTGGGTTTCCTTTTAATCTTGAAGGTCAGGCTTAATAACTACAGAGATGTAATCATTATTAGGGAAAGTCTCTTTGGTGCCACCTACGTAGATAACCTCAAATTCAGCTTGGTACATACCTGAGTTAGCCGTGTCTAAAGCTACCCAATCATATCTAACTTGACCAGCTTCAGCATCTACGATAGTGGCGGTAGAGGTTACAACATTACCATTGATATTTCCCATGTAGAAATTAACAGTGGCACCAGTAAGGTCAACAGCTACACCATTAGCATCTTGTAGGGTAGCTAACATGGAGGGGCTTGTGTCGTTCTGTTTTATATAGAATGTCATCTAGGCAGCCTCATTAGCGTTCTCTACTATTACTTTATTTGGGGTATTCGCTGATACTACACAAGAGTTTATACTACTACCTAAGGCAATTACATTGTATGATCTATCAGATACGTGTACCGCTCTACCTTGTGCAGCATTGAGGTACCCTATGCCTACTTCTGGAGTACCCGTTACTACAGTAACCAAGGTTAGTTGGTGTGATTGGGTAATAACAGAGGGGCTTACGGTAGGTTCTTGGGATACTACACCAATAGCATTTATGTCATGTGTCTGGGCTATACTTGAGGGGCCAACGGTAGGCTGTCCTGTAGTGATGGGGAGTGCAATAGCACCTGTAGCTTCAGATACGGCAGGTGAACCAATGACCGGAGGCTCTGCATTGATATTAGCAGCAGATAGTGAATGTGCTTGAACCAATGTTGATGGCAGAACAATAGATGATCCTGTCGTCAAACTATTGGCTACAATAACTTGGTCTTGGACTATGGTAGGTGTACCGATAACGGGAGAGCCAGTAGTAATACCTACAGCAACTAACCCACCGCCCTCGGAGATGCTTGCAGCACCAATGGAAGGTGTATCTGTAGTGATGTTAACGAGTATTACGGAATGTACTTGCGTAAATCCTGCCGGGTCTACAGTAGGAATACCCGTAGTGATAGGCGATAGTGCAATAGCTATAGTTTCAGCTAAGGTAGATGCACTAATACTAGGAACGCCCGTAGTAATGCCTACACCAGTAAGGAGGTATATAATCTCAGCAGATACCGCCCCATCATCACCTAAGGGAGCAGAGGCTAATGGGTAAAATCCTAGCATGTGTTACCCCCCCAAGCCAAGTAGCTTTCGCTTATCCTCGTCAGTCATTGCGTTGAACGCTTCCTCAAGTCTGGTAGGAAAGCCAAGTGCCACACGAGCAGCTTCATCACTCTCAAACCATGACCATCCATCAACAGGATACTCGTAAGATTCGTGGTATTCCCCCTTGAGGTGGTAGTTGGCGCTCAGCACGAAGTAACGCCCAAACAGTAGAATGCCCCCTAAGTCACGTTTGTAAAAGCCACTTGTATCTTCCATCATCAGCTCCCTGTAACCGTCCAGCCTTTAGCTGTCGCAATGGTTGGATCATCGCCTGCAATACCGTAGTTGCCGCTGACCGTGATCGTCTGACCCACGGCAATAGGCAAATTTGTGTAGATTTCATCAAGTGCCACTGAGGATAGCTTGCAGCTTGCCACAGAGAACGTGAAGCGGAAGTCCTTAGCTTCTATACGGGCGAGGCTGTTGCAGTTAAGGAAAATGTTGCTAAAGTCCGATGAAGAAGTAGCAGCAGTTGTGACAAGTGCTGGCACCGCAGTAAGTGCCAAGCAGTTTCTAAACATACTGTTCATGTTCGTCACTGAAGCAGTGTTGAATAATGGTACTGAAGTGAGGGAGGAGAAACTTATTATATTGCTCATGTTCGTCACTAAAGCAGTGTTGAATAGTGGTACCGAAGTGAGTGAGGAACAGCTATTAAGCATGGCTTGCATGTTCGTCACTAAAGCAGTGTTGAATAATGGTACCGAAGTGAGTGAGGAACAGTTACCAAACATGTTGTTCATGTCTGTCACTGAAGCAGTGTTGAATAATGGTACCGAAGTGAGTGAGGAACATGTAGAGAACATTAGGCTAGTGCTTGTCACAGTGGTGATCGAATTTGCAATCACAACATTTTGCAAAACTGAGCAGTTTCTAAACAAGCCGCTAAAACTCGTAATAGTTCCCAACTGATTAAGCCTTACCCGCTCAAGGTAGGTGTGACGCACAGTCGTTACGCCCGATCCAATCGTCAACGTTGTGCAGTTTGGTGCAGCAATCGCAATATCCAGCCAGCCTGTTGAGTAGCCGTTAGTGAGCGACGCTTGGTCATGCTTAACGAAGAAGTCTATGTTGGTCAGGTTATTCGCAGCTTGTGGCGTGATCGTTACCGCAGCAATCTTGTAGGGCAGTAGGGATGCAGAACCGTCATTCGTCAGAGCAACAGCCGCCCCGCCTTCGGTGAGCGAGACTTGGAACGTGTTTGCTGTGGCGTTGATGACGTAGTATGCTTGCCCTCGGTCGAGACCTGTCGTCGTGGCGATATTGTAGAACCGAACAACCATGCCGTTACTGTAACCATGAGCCGTGCGGTTTACTGTGTCAGTAGAGGCTGTGAACGTGACGGGTGCATCTGTGTTGGCAAGGTTAGCGTTGTTGTAGTCGAACTCACGATATGCAGTTGCCCCACTGGCAAAGTTGGTCGTGGTGCCGTCACCGAAGTCGATAGTGTAGGCGTCAGAGATCGTCATGGCAAAGAAGTTGCCGCCAGTGCCTACGCCATCACCCGGCCAGACAGCGTAAAGCCCCACAATCTTGTTGTCGCCCGAGTTAGCCTCACAAGCAGGCCAAGACGGATTACGCACCCAAGCAACGGGTGCAGGAGAACTAAAAAAATCCTGAGCAGTGGCCCCCACAAACACCACTGCTGAACCTGTTAAGTTAATGGGGGAACCAGCATTGGAACTCTCGCTGACGGATCGTGCTAGGGTGGTGCCGGAGGCATTGTAAGTACCTTCACCAATCTCCCAAGCTGTGCCATCCTCAATGACGTAGCGAACCACATCAGAGTTTACTACACCAGCATCTGCAAAGGTCTGATAACCTGCCTCAGCCGCGCCAAGGGTTATCGTACCTGTGCCAGTAGTGGCAGTCGATACTTTGGCTCTGTTGACGAGAGTTACCATTTAGAGAACCTCTTTAGGCTGGATCAGGGATACCGATGGATACAGACGACAGTGTGAAGGTGTTACCCGATGTAACTGCTTGTGATGCAGATAGGGAACCTGTAGCCAATAGACGGGAGTTGATGGTATCTACAATAGCGTAGTGGGTAGCTGTACCCGTACCTGTGACTGCACCATCGGTAATGGCTCCTACAACAACCTCACGGCCACCACCTGCACGGTCAGCAGGCGCACCAATGCTAAGGCTGGTAGAGTTACCCAAAGTGTTAGTGCTTGTAGCAGCTACATAGGTAGTAGCCTCAATAGATGTAATATCAATACGGTTAGCTTCCGTGTCTAGTACGGTCAAACCGTTATCAAACACACGATCATTGAGAGTAGCCATTATTTGTTTCCTAATGT